TAGGGCTTTGTGAAAATTTTGCAACGGCCCCGGAAAATGCTTTTACTGCTTCAAACCGGATAGGTTTTCAGTTAGACGATGGTTCTTCTCTTACTCGCTTAATTAGTGAGGCAAGTGATACTGAGACTGAGACTGAATTGGCTTCTACTTATAACCTGACTGATGACACTTATGTCACTCTCGGTTTTGTAGCTACTAAAGGTACATCAGGCGATATAGTACAGTATTACTACAACCGTAAATTGGTAGGTACTCATTCTACTAATATCCCTACTGCCTTAATGACCACAGCAATGGTTGAAGTGTCAGGGGATGCTACAGGTACTAAGAGCATGAGTGTTGATTACATAATGGCTGCGGTTGATCGCGGAGTAACTTATTAATGGCGACTAAAAAGGCTCCAGCTAAAAAGGCGGCTGCTAAGAAAGCGGCTCCTAAGAAAGCAACTGGAACCTTACCTCCGCCTAATAGTGCTGCTTATAAAGCAATGGTTTTACGTGGTGAAATCAAGGAGTAAGTTATGGCAGATGCAGTAACAACTCAAACCATTCAAGACGGTCAGCGTACCGCCATCATGAAGTTTACGAACTTATCGGATAATACTGGTGAAACTGCNGTTGTAAAAGTCAATGTTTCTGATTTGGAAGTTCAAGATGGTACTGGGGCTGCTTGTACGACTGTTACTGTACAGTCTATCCAGTTTGTAACTTATGGGATGTCAGTACAGATTGATCTTGATGCTACAGCTAATGTGTTGTTGGCTACGCTACCTGAAAATTATTCAGATACTCTGGATTTTTCAGATTATGGTGTTCCTAATAATGCGGGAACCGGGGTAACCGGTGACATACTTTTTACTACGATTGGTGCTGCTGCTGCGGATTCGTATATGGTGGTGTTAACTATGACGAAGAACTATGGGTAATGCCGTCTAAAAGTAAGAAGCAAGCACGGTTTATGGCAGCTATTGCCAATAACCCTGAATTTGCTAGAAAGGCAGGCGTTTCCCAAGATGTAGGGCGGGAGTTCGCTGATGCAGATGAGGGCCGAAAATTTGCAGGAGGTGGTGTTATGCCCAGTTATTACGACAGTAAATCCGGTAAACCGGGAACAGCGGTCAAAAAATATAGAGAGGGTGACAAAGTGGCTAGAACTAGAAGAGGTAATTTAGAGGCTGAAANNCNCCGTGTAGGAGNTNTAGANCGNGATGCTANAGAAGAAAAAGAGCGAGTGGAGAAGAGGAGACCACGCGATCCCACAGAGCGTAGAGATAAGCGTAGAGAAGAAGAGCGAGTGGGTGCTAGAGCACGCGATGCAGGGGATGAAGAGCATCGTGTAGAGGGAGAACTCCGGCGTATGAATAAGGGAGGTAAAGTACGTGGTTCAGGTATTGCCATTAAGGGTGTTCGTCCTGCCAGAATGATAAAGATGAGCTAGTTATGGCTAAGAAAAAGAAAGGGAAGAAAAATTGGATTCAGAAGGCAATTAAAAATCCGGGCAGTTTGCGTAAAAAAGCTGGTGTGAAAAAAGGGCAGAAGATAAGTAAAAAGAAGTTATCTAAGTTATCTAAGTCAAAGAATCCGACCACTAGAAAACAAGCTAACTTAGCTAAAACGCTTAAAGGGTTTAAAAAATAATGGCTACATCTGGTACTACAGCATTCAGTCCTGATTTTACTGAGATAGCAGAAGAAGCTTTTGAGCGTGCTGGGCGTGAAATGCGTACTGGTTATGATCTTCGTACCGCCCGTCGTTCTATGAACTTAATGACAATTGAGTGGCAGAATCGCGGTATTAACATGTGGACAATTGATGAAGGGACTATAGACCTTGTAGAAGACACGAGTGAATATGATCTACCTGCTGATACTATAGATTTGATGGAGCAGGTAATCAGAACAGGAAGTGGCAATGTTTCTACACAAGCTGATCTGACTATTTCCCGAATAAGTTTTCCTACTTACTCTTCCATCCCCAANAAGTTAACCAAAGGCCGTCCTATTCAAGTATGGGTACAACGACTACGGGACAACCCTACAATTACTGTGTGGCCTGTTCCTGACCAAGGAACGGCACTTGCTCCTATTTATATATTTAAATATTGGCGTATGCGGCGTATAGAAGACGCTGGGAGCGGTATCCAAACTCCTGATATGACATTTCGTTTTCTGCCAGCTCTTATGGCAGGGTTGGCTTATAATATCGCCATGAAAATACCAGAATTGGAAGGTAGATTGCCTATGTTGAAGTCTGTTTATGACGAAGAATTTGGTCTGGCAGCAGCAGAAGACAGGGAGAAAGCCACACTCAGGTTAGTACCCCGTATTTATGGGCCGAGGTAGATATGAGCGACAGATTTGCTTCCAGTAAAAATGCCCTTGCAATGTGTGATGTCTGCGGATTTCAGTATAAGTTACGGGAGCTAAGGACGTTGGTTGTAAAGGGTATAGAGGCCAATATAAAAGCGTGCCCTGAATGCTGGAATCCATCCCAACCCCAATTAATGCTGGGTACGTTTCCTGTAGATGATCCACAGGCCATACGTAACCCCAGACCGGATACAAGTTTAGGGCCTGCAGGTACGTATAGCAGCAGGGATATAAATTGGGGGTGGAATCCTGTAGGGGGAGGGGATGACAATTTTAACCAAGTACCTAACCCGCTAGTAGGAACCGGTGGTGTAGGCACTGTTACAGTAACGACTAATTAGGAAACTGTTATGGCTAAGAAAAGTAAGGTAAAGAAAGTAGGGGCTGTAAAAACATATAAGCCCGGTACGGATGTTAATCAACCTATTGATATGAAAACCAGTGGTATCAAGATGCGTGGGGGTGGTGCAGCCACTAAAGGGTTAATGTGTCGTGGGCCAATGGCGTAATACATGAACTACACTGAGTTAAAGACAAATATAGCAGACATTTGTGAAAATACTTTCACAAGTGACCAATATGCTATGTTGACGAAACAAGCAGAACAGAGGATTTATAACTCAGTTGAAATACCTCCTTTACGTAAAAATCAAACAGGTACGTTAACTATATCCAATAAGTACTTGATCTACCCTACAGATTTTCTTTATCCGCTTTCTTTAGCCTTAGTAGATGGTAGTGGGGACTATAATTATTTATTGAACAAGGATGTTAATTTTATGCGGGAAGCTTATCCTGACCCCTCAACTACAGGGGAACCCAAGCATTACGCTATTTTTGATAAAACTGCTTTTATTCTGGGGCCAACCCCTGACAGTGGTTATACAATGGAGCTTCATTATGGTTATTATCCTGAATCTATAGTGACTGCTAGTACTACATGGCTTGGAGATAATTTTGATACTGTATTATTAAATGGGGCGTTGGTTGAAGCTATTCGGTTTTTGAAAGGAGAACCGGATATGGTTGCGTTATATGAAAAAATGTATATGGAAGCTCTTATGTTAATTGATCGCTATGGAGATGTTAAAATACGTGGAGATGTATATCGTGATGGTCAACCTAGAAGAGCGGCGGTGTAATGCAAGGGTCACAGGCTAATGGTAGTACTGTATTTGATGCACAGGTGTTTACTACACAACATCGTGGTTTTACTCCTGAAGAACTAGCAGATCGTGCACTGGATAAGCTTATTGAAGTTAGTGATACTGCTGACCCAATGGTGAAAGCGCAGGCAATGGTGTATAGGGAGAGGATTAGACAGCTGATGGTGTTTTATATGAATGAAGCCATACAGTCGTATAAAACCACTCTTTGTGCGGATTTAACGAAACAAGGCCATACCGATATGGCTCAAATCATTAAGAAATTATAGAGGGCTAATCATGCCAATAACCCAAGCAATGTGTACAAGTTTCAAGGTTGAAATCCTTAATGGAATTCACGCCTTTGGCACTACAGTGGCTCGTGGTGGCACAACCGCAGATACGATGAAAATAGCGTTATATCTGGATGCTGCTACTATTAATGCAACAACTACTGTTTATAGTGCTTCTAATGAATCATCAGGCACGAACTATTCGGCGGGGGGAGCAGCATTAACTGTGGTGGCTCCTACGTCGTCAAGTACGACTGCTTACCTTGATTTTAATGACATTACATGGTCTACGGCATCTGTTACTGCTCGTGGTGCGCTGATTTACAACAGTACGCAGTCTAATAAAGCTGTTGCAGTACTGGATTTTGGTTCCGATAAAACTTCCACTGCTGGGGATTTTACTATTGTATTTCCTACAGCGGATGCTAGTAGTGCCATTATCAGGATAGCTTAATTGGGCTGGGGGCGCTCCACATGGGATTCTGGCCTATGGGGGGAAGGCGTTCCTGCCACTGTTGATCTGGGGGGTTGGGGTAGAGCTGGCTGGGGTGAAGAGCCTTTTGGAACAGGTGGTAGTTCTTTTTCTGCTACTACTGCAGTAGGGACAGTCACAGTAGTTGCAGCTGCTAATGTAAGTGCTACAGGGGTTAGTGCTACTGGTTCTTTAGGAACAGTAAGTTTAA